AGACCGCGCTGGGGGGCCCGACATCACTGCCACGCCCGCCATCCCCGATACGACCCCGACCGACGCCACGAACGGCGGCGACACGCCAGAGAAGTTCGACCTGGCTTCCTGGGTTGCGGGCTTCCAGCCGACGCGGAAGGCGTGCGTCCTGTATGGCCGCACCGATCTGCTCGCCGTGATCGACCGTCTCGACGAGGAGGCCCGCCTGCCCGGGCTCTCCGACGACAGGAAGAAGGAGCTCCTGGGCGAGGCGAACGCGACCCTGGCCGAGCTGAAGGAGTCCGGGGTCGAGTTCGTCGTGCAGACCCTGTCCGTGCATGCGCAGAAGCGCCTCGTCGACGAACTGCGCGAGCAGTACGGCGCTGACGGTGAGAACATCACCCACGAAATGGAGTGCGCGTTCATTGCTGCTCACATCGTGGAGCCGACCGGTGTCACCGAAGCCGACATCGCCCGCCTGTACGACGCGTCTCCCGCTCAGGTGGAGAAGCTTTCGAAGACGATCCGTATCGTGGATGTCGCCGAGCCGACCATCACCGCCCCTTTCTCGTCCGCGTCCTGAACGGCCCCGCAGGACGATGGATCGCCTCCCAGGTGAAGCATGCGCTCGCCTGGGGGAAGCCGCCCACGGGGCTTCTCCGTCACTCTGACGAGTGGCTGGAAGAGGATTACATTCTCGCGTCCGCGTACTCGATGTGGGAGGACGGCCTGTGCCCGTGCGGGTGCGGGTACCCTCGAGACGTCGCTTGGGACGAGGGTATGGACGGCTGGTTCGAAGCCCGCGAGGAAGTGTGCTATGCGAAAGCGGCCAGGGAGCAGTGGGAGAACGAGCACTCCGAGCGCAATAAGGACGGGTCGCTCCGCTACCCTCCGAAGCTCGGGTCCATGCTGTACGTGGCTGACGCCCGGGTAGAATTGCCGGCGGATTAGGTAGGAGGTTCCCGTGGCCGACAGAACGGTAGTCGTCAAGCTCACCGCCGACGCGTCCGGCGTGAAGCAAGGGATGCAGCAGGCGTCCGACTCCACGAAAGCTGCTGCGACGGCCATGCAGGAGGCCGGCGGTGCCGCGGAGGGCGCCGGCCAGAAGATGGGGAACGCCAGCGAGACCGGCAGGACTGGGCTCGCTGGCCTCGCCGACTCGGCCCGGCAGAACGGTGCGGCCTGGACGACGCTCGGCACGACCGTGGCCGGTGCGGGTGCGGGCCTCCTCGGCATCGCCGGTATCGCCGGCAACATGGCCGCGAACTTCGACGCCAGCATGTCGTCCGTGCAGGCGGCCACGCACTCCTCGTCGGAGGAGATGTCGCAGCTGCGGGAGGCCGCGATCCAGGCCGGCGCGGACACCGCGTTCTCGGCGACTGAGGCGGCGTCCGGCATTGAGGAGCTCGCTAAGGCCGGCGTGTCCACGAAGGACATCCTCGCCGGCGGCCTGTCCGGCGCACTGGACCTGGCCGCAGCCGGTGAGATCAGCGTGTCCGAGGCGGCCGAGACGGCGGCCACAGCCATGGTGCAGTTCAACTTGTCCGGGGACAAGGTGACTCATGTCGCCGACCTGCTGGCTGCGGGTGCCGGTAAGGCGCAGGGCGGCGTCCACGACATGGCGTACGCCCTGAAGCAATCCGGCCTGGTCGCCAGCCAGGCGGGCCTCAGCATCGAGGAGACGACCGGCTCCATCGCCGCGTTCGCGTCCGCCGGCCTGATCGGCCAGGACGCTGGCACGTCGTTCAAGACGATGCTCCAGCGCCTGGAGAACCCCTCCAAGAGCGCGAAGAACGCGATGGATGACCTGGGTATTCATATTTATGACGCCCAGGGGCACTTCATCGGGATCACCGCCGTCGCCGAGCAGCTGCGCAGCGGAATGAAGGACCTCGGTGAGGAAGAGCGCAACACGGCGATGTCGACCATCTTCGGGTCGGACGCCATCCGTGCCGCGAACGTCCTCTACAACGAAGGCGGGGAGGGCATCCAAGGGTGGATCGACAGGGTCAATGACGCCGGCTACGCCGCCGAGACCGCCCGCCTGAAGCAGGACAACTTGAAGGGCGACATCGAGAAGCTCGGCGGGTCCTGGGAGACCGCCATGATTAAGATCGGGTCGTCTTCGCAGGCCCCGGTCCGGTCGGTCGTGCAGCACATCACTTCCCTGGTGGACAAGCTGGGCGAGCTCGGCTCCGGCACCCAGTCCATGATTTTCAACTTCGCCGCGTTCGGCGGGGCCGCGCTGACAGCGGTCGGCGGCCTCATGGTGATGGCCCCGAAGATCGTTGAGATCAAGGATGCGATGAACACTTTGAACTGGACGGCTGCCGGCCTGAAAGGGAAGCTGGGTGAGGTTGCTACCGGGATGACCGGCTTCGGTCGGGCCGGGCGGATGATGATCACTGCCGCCCTGATCGAAGGCGTGAAGCACTACGGCGACGAAGTGCGCCGTACTGGTGTGTCTGTGGATGAGATGTCGTCGGCGCTCTCCCATGGCGGCTCCGTTCTGAACAACCTGGACTTCGACCGGGGCAAGTACTCGCTGCAGGAGTACTCGCAGGCCCTGGCGGACATCAGTCGCCCGTCCGTGTGGTCGTCCGTGCAGCAGCATCTGGCCGGCTTCGCTGATGGGATCGCCGGCGCGTTCGGCGCGGACACCCGCTCCGACCTGCAGCGCACGAAGGACGCCCTCGAAACGACGGGCAAGGCCCTGTCCGGCATGTCGACTGACGAGGCCGTCGCGCAGTTCAAGAAACTGTCGTCGGAGATGACGAACGGCACGAACAAGAGCATGATCGACCTGATCAACTCCATGCCCGATTTCAAGGCGCACTTGAACGAGGTCGCGAAACAGATGGGGTTGACCGCGGACGACAACACTCGTCTCGCTATCGCATTGGGGCAGATCGACCCGAACGCGCAGGCCGCTGCCGGAGGTACGTCCCAGCTGGACGCCGCCATCCGCAAAGCCAAGGAGGGCACCGACCAGATCGTGCCGTCCATCGAAGAGGTCATCAAGGGCATCAAGACGTACGGCGACACCGTCATCGCGAACTCGAACGCGGACATCAAGTTCCAGGAGGCGTTGAAGAACGTCAATGACGCCGTCAAGGAGAACGGCGCCACGTTGGATATCACCACGGAGGCGGGGCGGAAGAACCAATCCGCTCTGAACGACTTGGCGTCCGCCACGTTCGCGCAGGTGCAGGCCGCGCAGGCGGCCGGTGCCGGGCAGGATGAGCTGCAGGAGAAGATGCAGACCGGCAGGGACGCGTTCATTTCAGCGGCGGAGTCCATGGGTCTCACGGAAGAAGAAGCGGTCGAGCTCGCCGATAAGTACGGGCTGATCCCGGAGAAGATCAACACGGAGGTTACCGCTGACACGTCGCAGGCGACTGAGGCCGCTAACGGCGCGACCGCTGAGATCGATGGCATGACGGGGACGATCTCCATTTCCGGTGACGCCGCGCAGGCGGACTACACGTTGACGGTGACGGCTGACTCGATCAACGGCACGACCGGCGTGGTTGAGATCGACGCGGACAACGACCAGGGGCTGGCCGGCCTGCAGGAGACTGTGCAGACGATCGACAACAGTGATGGCACTGTGTCCATCCTCGGTGACGCTACGGGCGCTCGGTGGGAGAAGGACTCCGTTCACACGGAGATCGACAACACCACCGGGACCGTGACGATCTCCGGTAACGACCAGGCCAGCGGCAAGGTGCGCACTGTCAAGTACAACATCGACCAGCTCCACGACAAGGAGATCTCGATCACCACTCGGATCAAGCAGATCTTCACGTCCGTCGGTCATTGGATCGGCGATCACGTGCCGAAGGGGTCCTGGCTTCGTTCTGAGGGCGGGCCGATCACCCCGATCCGGGGGTACGCGAACGCGGGCGCCGTGCACGGCCCCGGCGGCCCGAAGGATGACTGGATTCCGGCGTGGCTGTCCAACGGCGAGCACGTCCTCACCGCCGCCGAGGTCGCTGCGGCGGGCGGGCAGGACGCCGTGTACCGGCTGCGGAAGATGATCCGTGACGGCGAGATCCGTCAGTACATGGACGCGAGGCGTTTCGCTGACGGCGGGGCTGCTGGCGCTACCGCCCCGACCATCGCAGGCTCCGGATCCGTGTCTGTGAAACAACTCCGCAAAGCCATGGACGGCATGAACCTGGAACTCACCGTGGACGGGCAGACTACCCTGACTACCAGGATGAAGTCCGTCGCTGACGGGCGGATCGTCACCGCGAACCGGATGATGGGAAGATGACCGCATGGCAACAATGAAAGCTTTCACAGCGCAACACACGGGGATGCTGTCACTGCAGCCGAACCCGTCCCCCGAGGGCGCTGCGGCGATCCCCGTGTACGTGAAGTCCGACGACAGCCGGGTGCTGATCTGGCATCCGACCGACTCGGAATGCATCAGCGACCCGCTGGCGCCGATCGGCGAGGAAACCACGTACACGCAGGTCGGTGCGGCCGACACGACCGCGACTCGCACTTCTATCGGCGCGGACATCATCTCCGATGAGACCGGCCATGTCGCCGTTAAGGGGCATATCGTCGAGGCGAACGAGGAAACCTTCTCCGCCGGTCTGACGACCTTGTCCACGTCGGCGGGCACGCTCGACCGGTGGGGACAGTCCGCGGAGCCGCTGTCGTACACGATCACGTACAGGACGAAAGGCAAGAAGGACTACGAGACGCTCCGTGCTTTGACGCAGCGCCCCGGGTACCTGGTCGTCGCGCATGACGGCGACGCCTGCACCATCCCGTCGTGCACTGTCCGTCCGATCCGTGTGGTCGCCGTGCAGAAGGCGACCGCGCAGCAGACCGAGTCGCGTGTCGCCGGCACTGTCCAGTGGGAGCTGTCCGTCACCGAGCGCCCGTCCGAAATGGTCCGCCACACCGAGCAGTGGCTCGGCATGTACGGCACCCGGATGGGTTCGTGGGCGCCGTGCGTCACCTGGGGGGAATGGCTGGACTGGGAGGCGAAGCTCGCGGCCGGTGACATTAAGCGGAACGTCACGTACCTGTGGGGCGGCACCACGCACCCGGAGGATGACAAGCTGCTCGGCGGTGACATCTCGGAGAACTGGTCGCCGCACGGCCGGCCGACCCGCGGCGGTGGCGTCCGTACTGTCACCCCGACGGCGGGCACGTCCAGTTTCCGACAGGTGCCGGTCGGCCACACTGTGGAGGTGTCAGCCTATGTGCGACGCATCGGCAGCGACCCGGACCCGTCGAACGGCAGGGTCGGCCCTGGGGCGGCG